AGCCATTTCCATAGATTGTTCAATGACTGTAGCATCAGGTTCATTGACAATAGCAGCCATTTCTTCTTCAGTAACATTCGTAAAGTTAAAAAATTCTTCATCTGTGTTATCTTCCCACCAAACTTTTAAAACGCCTGTTTTTTTAATTAAGGCATCATGTATAGCATCATTTAAAAGAGTGTAGCCATTTAACTCAGCAAATTTGTAATTAACATACTTAGTCGCTTGTTCTGCACTCTTAACATCTTCTTGGCTAGTAGGTATAAACTCAACTGGATGCTCAGAAGATAAAAACACACGCATTAAACTTGGTTTGATAGCTCTTACTGTATCACGAACCTTTGTAGCTACTATTTTTGATCTTCCATCTTCTTGACCAATGTCTACTTCACCTTCAAAATAGCGTTGTGACTTTATACGATCTTCAGCAATTTCACTCTCAACAAAGCTAATTGCACTTTGTACAGCTTCTTGTGCGATTTTCTGTACGTCATCTTCACTCATTGCTTTTAGTTCTGTATGTGCCATCTTAATTCCTTTATTGATTCTGTTTGTTTTCTTGTTGAGCTTGTGTTTGATAAAGTATTTGTAACAATCCGTTTATACCTTCAAAACTTGGTGTAGGTAATTTATCTAACTTACCCATAATGTAACCAGTTAAATTAGCGCCTTCACCTACTACTCTTGGTGAGCCTAATGCTAAAGTACCAATAGCACCAGGAATACTACCACCACCTGTTGCTACTGCTGTTGCTGCCATTGATGGTAATACAGCACCTTGTATGCTTCTTGGCATATTTGATGCAAATTGTTGCCCTGCTAATTCAGCTAAAAACTTTTCACCACCAACATCTTCTAATTGTCTAGCTAATTTAAGTCGTTGTCCATAATTAGTGTTGACATTATCACGCATAATAGAATTTAACTTTCGTATTGCTGTGTCTACACTAGCTTTCTTAGGATCAAGTGATAAAGTTTTTTTGATTTCATTAATTGTTTCTAAAGCATTAGAATATTCTTTCATTGCTTTAGCATAACCAGGTGCTTGTTTAGATATAGTATTTTTTACTGAATGATAAATATTTTGAGCTACACCTTTTGCTGTTGCATTTTCAATTGGAACACCTTCTATTACTGACCACATTTTTTGTTTTAATTTGTCCATGCCTTCAGGAGTGTGGTGTTTTCTTGGATCAAGACCTTTCCATTCATTAACAATTTGTCGTAAATCATCTAAGGCTTTAGCTCCTGTTGCATTTATAACTGTTCCTTGATAATTCACAATTTTTTCTGCTTTTACTAAAGAAGCATCAATATCGTCAAAATGTAAAATAGTGTTATCGTTTTTCCATAAACTTTCATTTGCTTTATAGTTTGCTGTTTTGTTAGCTTTCATCACTTCAAGATCACGTAAGGCTGCTTGTAATACACCATCTAAATCAGCAGTTCCTCTCATTGCATTAGTAGCCATTTGACCTTCTTCACCTTTTGATAAAAAAGAACCTTCTTTTGCACCTGTTCTTGATGCATCGTACATATTACCAACTGCTGAACCACCTGTTCCTGACAAAGCGCCTGATAACTCTCGTGCAGCTAATGCTGTTGCCCCTACTGTTTTTGTAGCACCTTTTAAGGTAGCTGTTATAGGATCAGTAAGAACACTCGCTGTTGTCATCGCTGATCCAGTTTTTTCTAGTGTGTTAGGTTTATAACCTTTTGAACCTACTTTAGCTACATTAGTAAGTTTTCCTGTTTTAGCTACTAAAGCTCCACCACCTGACAACACAGTAGCTATGTCCATAAGAACAGAAGCTGGATCATTTGCTACAACATGCTTAATGCTATCTTCATCTCTGTATTTATCAGCAAAGTATGTGCCAACTGCTCTAGCCATTGCTTGACTTTCTTCGGTTTTACCTTCAGGATCAAATTTTTGTTGTATCTCATCAGGCAATATTAAATGAAAACTGCCTTGCATTAATTTAAGTATTGTTTGCCCTGTTTCTATAGGATTCATTACTGCATCAAGTATTTCACCACCAGCTTTCATTGTAGAGGTTGGTAAATTTTGAGCGCCTTGTACCAAAGCTGAGTTCCAAGACATTGTTTCAGATGGATCATCTCTTTCCCACGGACTGACTATTTTTTCTGCCATTATTTTTTAACCTCAGTTAATTTCCAACTAGATTTAGACCTATCATCTCCACCTAAATATTCATAACATTTTTGTGACTCCCCTCCTCCAGTATCACAAACAATATCACCTTTTTGACTAGAGGAAAGCGCTGTAAAGAAATCATCCATTGTTGGTATAGCTCCGTTAAATCCTCTAAAGCTACCATTATTTGCATCATCCATAATCCATGCTGTACGTGCATCTTGCATTTCAGATGCTAACACCATTTGTTCAATAAGTATTCTTAGACGTTTGGCGTTTTCAGATTGTGATAAATTAGGGTTGTACGCACGTTTGACTAGTTTTTCTCCTTCTCGCTCTGTAAACTGACCACCTAAAACAGCTTTAAGGTTTCTTTGTACAACTGATTCAACAGCTTCTCTTGCTGCTACTGCATCAGGATTTAAAAAGTTTTGTACAAAATCAGGCATTTGACCAACTACTGGGCCGGTTAACAATGCATTAGGATCACTTAATTGTTCAAGTACATCCATTAATTTAACAATATTACCTTTAGTATCTGCTGATGTTGTTTGCCAATCTATAACTTCAGGAATCATTTTTTCATTATACGTTTTCCAAAAAGCGTTTTCTTCAACTACTTGTTGATCTTCAATTGTTATTGTAGTTTTTGGCGATCCTAATTCCAAAAATTCTAAATAAGTTAAGGCTTTTTCATCACCCTTTAAGCCTTTCTTGTAGTATTCAAATTCTTCAATGCTATTTACTTCATTTTGTGTAATGCCTAATATTTGTAGTTCATATGGTGGTATTTTGTCAGCTCCACCATATATCTGTTTTAGATTATCGTATTTTGAAAATTTCTCAGTCAACGCTGATGGTTTTTGATTCATCATTGTTATTGCATCAGTTGGAGATATAATTCCTTTTTCTAACATATCTACAATGTCTGTTCGACCATTAGGATACTGAGCTGAAACTGAATTTTTTAAATAATCAATTGTTGCATTTGTTTGTTTTGTTAATTGTTTTGCTTTAAGACTTTTATCAATTGTTGACTGAAAGGTTGCCGCTAAATTAGCATCAGGATGCATACGCATTGAATTAAAACCTAAACCCAATTTAGCAAGTTGCGATTGACTCATATTGTTTAAGCCATTCATAAACCCACCACCCTGTGGAGCTTGAGCAGTTTGTTGAGGATGTGTTGCACCAGGCATAACAGTACCATCAGGCATTGTATGTGTAGCTTCTTCAAGCATTTCTTGATTATTTTTGTTACCAAGCATTTGCATTAAACCACCACTTTTACCAATTTGGCTTCCTATTAAGCCACCTATTAGCATTTGTCCTAATCCTATTGCCATCTTAGCCTCCGTTCATTGCAGAAATACCTTGTACACCTAGTGTAAGGTAATCAAACAATCCTTTGTTTTGTGTTGTTGTTTGTGTTCCTACATTTGATAATGCTGGTACACCTAAAGCCTGAGTTAAATACCCAATACCTTGCGAAGGATGTCCAGTATAACCTGCAAATTTATTTTGACCTGAAGTCATAATTGCTTGTTGTAATGCTTGTTGCATTGCACCTTGCGCTCCAAGATTACTGTTTACAGTTTGCCCCATATTAAATCCAAGATTAGAAACATTACCTAATTGATTAGCTGCGTTCAATCTTTGTGTTGAACCTGATTGATTTGCTCCTTGATTAGCTAATTGTGCTTGTAGGTTGTTATTAATATCGTATTGAGCTTGATTCTGAGCGTTTTGAAAACCAGCCTGTCTTAGACCAGCAGTAGCACGAGCCATTTGTTCAGTCATGTTACGATCATTTTCTGCCATTGCTATACCGTGGCGTGAACCACCAAACGCATTAGCCATATTAGCACTAGCACCTAATTGATTCCTATTTATTAAATTACTACGTAGCATGTCATCTTGTGTAGCTTTAACAACTGCATCATCGTAAGGGTTAGTGTATGGACTTAAATTTGTAGTAGCAAGTTGATTAGCTGTAACTTGTGTAGGTGTGTAACCTGTTTCGTTTGCACTTACTTGACCAGCTTTAGTGATAGCATCTGCTGCCATTACATTAATGTTTGGTCTTGTTTGCGCTCCTATACCTAAATTGCCTTGTGGTGGACTAGGCAAAGGTGTCATGTTTGCTGGTGTATTTAATTGTGCGTTTAACACATGATTAGGATTACCTACATATTTTCCTTGATTTAGTGGATTAGGTTTTGCTACTTGCCCACCTTGTGCTTGTCCTGCCATTACTTAATCTCCATTTAATTATCTACCACCTGTTAATCTACGTCTAGCGCCTACATTGCCTCGACCACCTCTACTACCAGTTGTGCGTGTCGGTTTTGGTGTTGGCGTTCTTGATGGTTTACTTTTAACAGCTACTGGTTTATTTCTATTATAGTTTACTTTTACTTTTGGTTTAGCTACTGGCTTTGGTGTGTACCCTTTACGATCTGCAACAGTTTGTTTTGGTGGCTCATATGCTTGTGCTTTTTTCATTGGCACAAAAGTTTTATCAGCTATTCTTTGTTTAATAGCTTCGTCACGTAATTTGCTTTCACTTACTTTATTTAAAATTCCTGTGTTGCTTTCATTAGCATTAAATTCAGCCATTATTTGTTGTATAGATTTATCATTAGGATCGCCATACTTATTTTGTATGCCTTGTGTTTGCATCATGACATCATTTAAATTGTTACCCATTCCTTCACCAACAGCTCTCATTATTGAATCTGATGTTGCTGTAGGAATACCTCGCCCACTATTAGAGCCACTACTCATCATATCTTGTCTTAAAAATTGTTGTGCATCTCCAATTCCACGTTCCTGTAATGTTGGTAACCCCATACCTGAACCTTGAACAGCGTTACCTATGCCACTTTCATTTGATAGCAATGAATCACCCATGCCTGAATTCATGTTAGCGTACATTTGATCAAAAACACTTCTTTGTTCTGCATTAGCATCTTTCCCAAAAACAAACGAGGATGGTAGTGGGCCGCCAGTATTTAAGTTCTGACCTCCATCTGCTCGTGTTGTGGGAGCTAAATCGCTCCCTGCTACTTTCCCATATTTGGATTCCCATAAAAACTACCACCAGTAGTTCGTGAAGGTGTGTAACCTTTACTGTCTAATCTACTTGAAAGTTGTTTTTCTTTTACTTCTTTTACTATGTCATCGTAACTTGGTGTGTACCCTTTGCTATCAAGTCTACTAGAAAGATTTGGTGGTGTTGATACAGGATAATCTGTAGTAAATGGACTTGTGTCATCTTTCATTGATATAGCGCCAAAATAGTTTTGGTTTTCTTTAATTTTATTTATTTCATCTAATTGCTCTTGATAAGTCAAATCTTTAGAACCTCCACCACTACCTGATCCACCACCACCCATGTTATTACTGTAAGCACCACCTGGGTATGCAGTTGTACCAACATTTGCGCCAAACAATGCATCATATTGTGCTGATGCTTCAGCTTGATGCTTTCTAGTTTCGGCAAGTGCTTGATCGTATAAATCCATTGAATCGTAACCACTTAAACCACCAGCATATGTTTTTGCTGTTGGGATACCATCCATTACACTACCAGGCGTAGCTAATCCAAATGCTTTAGCTGTGTCTATATTATTTTGAAAAGCTGAAATTTGACTCGGTGTAAAACCAGCTACTTCCGGGCCGCGATATGGCATGTATTCAATACGTTGTAAATCTTCAGCACGTTGCATGTTTCGTATCGCTGGTGCTTTTAGCCATTCAGGTATACTTGTTTCTTCTACGTCACTACCACTTTTTCCACCACCACCACTCATGTCAAAACTCCTTTAATAAAGTTGTAAACTGCTCAGACCAACCTCTTGATTGCAAAACTTTCTTCCAACCTCTACGCCCTGTTACAGTCATTCCTATACATCCTTGTTGTTTACCAAATTCCATAGCATCATCGTGCATGTCAGTAATTTGCTCTATACCTTGCCCTTGATCTCCACCTGCAAGGAACACATGAAGCACTTTCTTATTAGGATACACTACAATTTCAGTTACTGCACAACCGTTTGCGCCTAACCACAGTTGCATATTACCACTTATTATCCCATCAACTATGTCTTTAAATTCATGAGTATTGCCTCCTTTATTTAAAGCAGACTGTATCCAATCTTTACATCTAATTAATTCTTCTTCTAGCTTCATGGATCATATTTAAGTTTTACCCAAGCACCGTTCTTTGATACAACAACAGCATTTTGAGCCTCATCCCACATTAAAATGCCATCCTGTGTTGCTTTTGAATCAGCATCTCTAAATTCTAATTTGTTACGTGTATTCACTAAAAACTTATTAATACGCTCACCCCAAATACTCCATTTATCGCCTAACGGTGGTGGTGGTAATTGTGAACTCATCGTCCACCTCCTGGATCAGCTTCTATTCTCATGATGCCTGATCTCCAATCAGCGAGTTTGTTACCTTCTACACGCAATCGAATCTGTCTACCTGAAAATCTTACTGAGGTTGGATTAGCGAGTGTATATGTGCCATGTGTAGTTTCTGTATCGTTAGGATGAAAACGTGTCTTAAAAGATACTTTAACATCGCCCTGAGTACGTTCATCAGGTATAAGTTTAGTAACTTTCATAATTTGATCACCATTACCAAGAGATATTGAGCCTGACTCAGCAAATGGTGTATATGTTCCGTGTGCAAATCCGTATTCATGGTTATACAAGTTTCCACTAGCATCTGCCCATATTGGATTATCAAACACTCCACGATCAACAGCTGCTGTTCTGTCAATAGTGCCTACTGCCCAATGACCTTCTTTATAGTCATAGGTAACGTATCTATCATTCTCTGTAGAATTTTCTGATGTATAAAACCACCATATTTCACTATGTTGTGAGTTATGTACTGCGTATGCTTTGCTAATTTGACTGTTAGAGATATTACCAAACACAAGATCGTGTACGTCACATTGCAATTCTGTTGCCACACTACCATCAAAGGCAAAGAATCCATTAGCGCCTAACCAAAATGCTCCTTGATCAATTGCTACTGCTGCCTTTCTTGATGCAACACCACAAGCTGTACCCACTCTTTCAAATCCATATACAAATGGCGCACCTGAATACGTTGCTAAATGTGCATCCGTATCCGTTAATATAAGCGTAGTACCACGCATTCTTACACCACACATAATCTGACCAGTTGTAACTAATTCAAAGTCACCAGCCTCGTTAGTTGCTGCTGGAGTCCAAGTAGTATTAGCTTCACGATCACACCATTGCACCTTACGTGGATTACCACCAGCGCCTAACGCAAATACAAAGCGTTCTTCCGTTACTAGCATAGAGTTATTATTAACAGGTGCATTAGTTAAAGCTGTCGGTAAGACTGACGTGTTTAATGCCCATTCATATATCTTGCCATCCTTAGATGAACACGCTAATAAGTTTTGACCAAAGTTGTCTAATGCCCACGTTGTCGCTTCTTGATAGATACCTGTGTTTGGTCTTGTAATACCATAAATACCGTTATTCCAAAAACCTCCACCATAAGCAACATTAACACTCGCATTGACATCACCAGCAGTTAATCCTGAAGGTGTTATATCTGATACTGTGCTTGAAGCATTGACGTAATAGAGTTTGTTGTGTGAGCCTAATGCTAAAGCTGATCCGTTAGTATTGTCAACCCAAGCATGTAATCCTCTTGGCACAGAAGCTGAAGCAGAAGCCTTACGTGTATCCCATCCACCAACTGGTCGTAAAGACTTATCATGCCATCTTACAAGATTAGAATCTCTCCATCTGTTTGATGACTCAAAGTCTGTACCGTTTCTATAAACGCCTGGTGGTATTTCAAGTGGTATTAATGCCATATTACGCTGCTATTAAAGTCCATGTTTCAGAACCCTCTCCGATAAGCTCCCATTTCTTACGACCTGATGAAACTATCGCTGAACTAGAAGTGATGTCATTTACGTCTGCTGTATGTTTAAATCCACCTCTTGGATCACTTACAGAAGATGCACTTGTCATAGAAGCACTAGCCAACATAATTAACTCTGAGTCAGCATCAATATCAGAGATACCATAAATACCGTAAGAATCTGTAGCATTAGCTAAGTGTATTCTTTCACCTACAGCAGTTGTAGAACTAGCAACCGTTGCTGTTGCAGAGCCAAGCGATATTTTCTCTGATGCACAACTCGATGTACTTGTGGCTGTTATAGCACTTGCACCTACAGATGTTAAATTAGCNACTGTAGTAACAACAGTCACACCAGCAGATAAAGCACCTGATGTGCGTACTCGAACAGCTATTGCATTAGCAATNCCTGAAGTAACCGATACTGTGGANGCGCCTTCTTCTAAATCAGCAGTAGAATACTTACCACGGTTAAATTTATATTGACCATACTTCATTTGAAGTTAGCCTAGTTCAATGTAATATCTAGATCACCTGATGGTACACGGAACACATCTCCTGAAGCTACTGCTTTACTGGCAGACAAGGTTGCATACACCATAAGATTGCCTGATGTCAATGCATCAAATACTCCTACGTGTGTCACCGTTCCCCATGATCCAGTTGCAGTTGGAAATTCAACAGCTGCGTTGTTACTAGTCGTGTCACCTGAAGTTGTAAATGCAATTGGTTTTCTAACATATGCACTACCTGACAACTCAGTACCACCACCAGCTTCACCCGGAGCGCCTGTAAATAAACCTAAGTATAATGTTGATGGCGCTGTGTAAGCTGCACCAGCAAATACATGGTCTAGTATCTCTGTTTCTAAAAAGTTTGTAAAGCTCATACTAATCCTCTCACTTTCATTGTTAAGCCTGATCCACTATAACGAGCAGATTCAGAAGCCTCATTTAATTGCATTACAGCCGCGCTATACAGTTGCGCCCATACTGCTACTCTTTGATCTTCTGCTAGATACGGTGCTGAATGTAATAACGCTCCATAGAGGTATACATCAGGTGCTTCTAGTAAAAGCCAGTTATCTGAATTACTGTCACTTAAAGCTGGTAGCTTTTGATAGTAAAGTAATTCAAAATTTGTTGTTGTAGATGGTGTTGGATAAAATTGAAACTGACTATCAGCGTGTGTATAAGCAACAGGCGTTCCAGTTGCATCATTGTTTGCTTGACGTTTGTCAGCCATTGCATCTCTTGACACTAAATTTAATACTGATGTTCCTGTGCCAGTTAAATGTAATCTAATAGTTTCTAACCAATCAGGTGGTATCTGCATGTATTCATCGTTTGCATCTTGTTGACCACTTGATCTTGCTTCCATTTTCATGTGTCTAACATCTCTATTAATTTGAGATTCAGCTAATGTAATAAAGTCAGGTATAACTGAGGTTAGATCATCTCTGTTAAGAAAATCAGCAATACTTGCTTTTAAGCCTGTGTAAGTTGTTAATGCCATATCAATTAAATCCTAGATTACTAAAGTTCTTTGTAGGAGTATTCTCTCCTGTGTACATTTGACCTTCATCATCACGTGCATATGTTCCTCTAGGAAGCATATGTTTGATACCTGTACTTCGGATTTTAGCAGATTCAACAGCTTCTTCAAGTGTTTTATGAGTGCTTGTAGGTTCTAACTGTCCATTTAAGAACATATTCATAACAGCACGATCATCTAATTTTTTCCCATCAATAATAGTTCTAAAGTTTAAAAACTGTCCACCAAAAGGTATGGTCGTAGATTTTTCAGACATTTTTGTACCAAATTCATTTTCGTAAATAGGGTAGCCAAATTGTGATTCAAACTGTGTTTTAACTAAATTGTCGGTTTCTTCTCTCCACGGAGTATCTGATGTTTCTGCTTGTGTTTGTTTTATAGGTATATCCATTAAACCTTTCATTTCGTTTTCTGAATACTGAGCGCCATATTTATCTTTTGCTTTACGCATTATCATATCAGGATCAAGAAGTCCTTTTCGCATTTCGTTTTCGGTAAATTGCGCACCTAATACTTGCTTCATAAATTCTTCTTTGGTCATGCTAATAGTCCTTGTTGTTCAATGATGTCAGTTTGTAACAAGCCTGAAGGTATTTGCTTGAGTTTACCATGTGTTGGTCTAGCAAATCCTGATTCTGTGTTTGCTGGAAATTCTTCTTTTAATTTTTCAATCATTTTAGGTGTAATTCTAATTGAAAAGTTTTCGCTAAAGTTGCCATCACCAAGATCAATTTTAATAACTTCAAACTTACCTTCATATTTTTTAGCCATTTTTTTAGCTGCATTAGTAAGTTTTTTGTCATATGTATTAACATAAAGTTCTTTTCTTTTAATTTTACCTTTGTAATCTGTACTTCTACTAGGATTCCATTGATCTAATATTTGATCTGAATTTGCCCACGCTATTGTATCTTTACCTTCTTCAACAGCTTTCATAACTGCATAATTTAAACTTGTTGTATACCAACGATCACCTTGTACTGGTGTTCTGTTTGTATGTGAATGATTGTCTAAAGCACGACTTGTTGTTTGTAATTCTGTTTGATTCTCACTCAAATATTGTCCTAACTCTATATATTCATCATCACTTATACCACTCCAATTTGGCGAATCAGGGTTCTTAGGGTTTACATCCCAAGTATCTTCCCACTCTTTTATTTGCGCTCTAGCGTTTTTCTTAACATCACTTGAAGTAGATTGAAAGTTAGCTAATTGATATGCATTTGTTTGAGTTAACATTGCTTGTTTGTATAGGTCTTTTTGTTCTTGCGTTTTAACCAACTTTTTCCATACTAACTTGCCACCAATAGTTTCGTTTGTTGGAGATGCTATTCGTCTTTCATTATCTAAACGCCTATTACCAAAATTTAAACTACTCCAAGCATTTATCATATCGCCTACAGCAGCGCTATCCATTCGGTTTTTATATTTTAAATCTTCTGTTTCTTTTTTTGTTGCACCATATTGCCTTCTTGATTGTTGAAAGTCTGATTGCAATTCTTCAATAAAATATACACTTGGTGTTACATTGCCATTAGCATCAGTTGGTGTACCCATTTCTACTCTGTCTGATTTTCTTAGATGAGCAAATAAACCTTTATGTCCACCGTAATGCATATCACTTTCAAACTGATAACTACCACGTTTTTGTTCTGAATCAGGACTCAATATAATTAATTCTTCTTTATAATTTTCTTTACGAGCTTCAGGATGTTGTCTATTTAATGTAAATTGTTCCCAATTTGGACTGCCATCACTTACCCTATTATCAAAAGCGTTATCAGAATCAAGATGACCTTCCATTCTTGCATGTTCTAAAATGCTTGATTCTAAAGATGGTAAATCATAAATATCTTCCAACTCGCTACTGTTATGATCAAAACCATCAATAGGTGTAGACACTCTGTAACCAATGCTATCATTGCCATACGCTTGATAGTCTACATCTTCTACAGGTATATCTATTTCAAACTCAGGATCATTGAGATACATATCTCTACCCATTTTTTCTGTAGCAAATGCTATATCATATAATGCTACTCCCGTTTCTGTTTCAAAGTCACTTGACATATCATATACGTTTTCATATTCATTAACTTCTCGTAGCATTTTCATATCCCACTCAAGATTGCCACTACGTACATCATCCATAATATCAGCTTCTAGCATAGCAATTTGTTGCATTACCGATTCTGTTGGTTCTGCGTAATCTCTTAATAATCCTAAAATTTCAGGATGTGTTCCACTAGCATCATTTTCGAGACGTTTATTACTTTCTAACAAAGAATACAAGCCTTTTAACTCCATTGATTTTGTTTTAGGATACTTTTCAGGATTTGCTTCATGCATGTATCTAACAAGTTGTAAATTAGACTGATCCATATGATCTCTAAAATCTCCGTTGTAGCCAATTTCAGGATCACCTTCAACTCTTTCTCTGTCAGGTACATTGTTAAAAGGGTAATGATTTTTATTACCACCCATTGTTCTATTAATTTCACCATCAATTGAAGGAGCATTTCTTTTATACGATCCAATTTCATCACTAAATATATCTTGACCGTAATGAATAGCTCTTTCTTCGCTATCAGGTGATAATCTCCAATTATTTCCTTGTATGTCTAACCAATCATTAGGCTCATCATCGCTTGTTAAAATTTGATTCCAATTTACATCGCCATTATTGTATCTATTCATAAAGTCAGCAGTAGCATCAGGCATTTGAAGTGAATGATTATCAGGATCATAAAGATTAGAATCATAATCAAAGTTATTTGTGTCAGCTAAAGTTGTTCCTGAAAATGTAAGTTGTTGATCAGCGATGTGTTCTAACAATCCTTCTTTAGTTATTTTTTTACCTTGCTCCATGTTATCAACTAAAGAAAGTATGCCTAAATCAGCTAACTCAGTTTGTGATACACCTCTGTTTTCAAACCAACCTCGTATTTGATCTTGACCTAATTCATTTGGCATACTATCTAATATTACTTGTTCAGCTTTTGAATAAAAACCCGCTTGATCTACGTTTGCTAATTGTCTTTGAGTTGATAAATCTGTATTGCTAACATCTTTCATTGACAATCCTACAGGTGTAGCACCGACATTCTTGATAGTTGTAAGTATGCGTTCTTTTGTTTCAGGCTTCATTGCTTGTAATTTTCTAAGACCTGAAGCACCACTAAACATAACAGCTAACACATCAGCTGGGTTTTCTAACGCTGCTTTTCTTAGTGCGCCTTCTGTTTGAAAAAATTCTACAGTTGAATCTACAACCATCTTTGCCATTTCTTCATTACTAGCGTTGTCAATGTTTTCAAAAGGCATTGTGGCAAAACCTGAACCTAAATTAAGAGCTTCTTTACCATACTTAATTGGATTCATTGCTAGATCAATACCAAACTCTCCAATTTCAAATAGACTTGATGGTAAGTTTTTTCTGAATACTTCTGAGTCTTGCGCCATGTTAGCTATCGAGTCATTAAAACTTGCTATGGCATTTTGTTTAACTGTGTTATTGGGGTTAGTAGTATTGATAACATCAGGAGCTTGTATCTTGTCACCATAAAAACCTAAGTCCTTACCAAATTCAAATGGTTTATCAATAAGTAAGCCTGTTACTTTGTCTTGTCTTTCTTTTTCTGTGCCTAAAATACCTGTTACTTCGCTACCAACAACATCCCAAATACTTTTAAGAAAACTACTCATACTACTCCTTTGATCTTTCTTCGCATTGGTTTATCCCATGCCTCATTGTAAGGCTGATACCCTACTGCAAGGTAACGAAAGCTGTCTGCCCCATGTGATGCCCAATTGTGATCAGGT